GCCGCGATGCCGGCGACGTGCGTCCCGTGCCCATGATCGTCAGCTGGATCAGGGTCGTTGTTCACGAAGTCAAACCCGGCTACGCACTTGCCTGCTAAATCCTCATGGCCGCAGGCGACCCCGGTGTCGATCACCGAGATGATGACGGCATCCGAACCGGTCGAGAGATCCCAAGCCTGCGGACCCTTGATCCGAACTGGGCCGTATTGCTCGGTCCAGCGCGGGTCGTTCGGGATCGTTTCCACGGCAAAGACCAACCCATCGACCTCGGCATAGACCACGGGGTCGGTCGCCTCCAGTTGGTCGATGACAGCCAGTTCCTCGCCCTCACGGACTCCCGCGACCGTAACATCGATTTCCGGGATCTCCGACTGATACCAAGCCCCGAACTGTTTGAGGTGGGCATCCCGAGCCTGGATCGGAAGCCCGGGCTTGAATCTGACGAGGATCTGCCCCGGCGCGAACTCTGAGATCGGCTGATCGGCTTGGGCCGGGAATCCTATGAAGGCAATGGCAATCAGAACTAAGAGTGCGGCGATCCATTTCTTCACGGGTATCCTCTCCATGCCTCAGCAGCTCGCATGATCTCGGTGACATCGGCCGCGGTTTTGGCCGCTTCGAGCTGGCCTTCAATGGACTTCTTGAGTGTAGCAGGAATGTGCTCCGTAGTGAAAGCCCGAAGTACCTGGCCGCGCTTCATTCGGTTAATGGCGAAGCGTTCCCACTGGCGCATCTCTTCCCCCATCATATCCTCGCGGCCATTCTGTCGAGGTCCGGGTCGGGGCTGCTGGGCGAATACCGGGAACTCTCGTTGAGGCTTTTCCTTGGCGGGTTTGACTTCCAATTCTTCGGCTGCTGCTTGGGGATCTTCGATGCCTTCTCTTACCAGAGTAGCGTGTCTCTCGGCCTCGATCTGCTGATCCTCGGCCATGACTTCCAGCTTATCCCAGCGCCACTTGAATCTCAGGCCGGGCTGGAACTCGTCCAGATATTCCGCTTCAATGACCCCGCTGAGATACTCGCCCCGAGGCTTGATCGCATTGATGATCAGGGCTTTCATCTGCTCTCGAGAGGCTGCAAAATTGGCGGCCTCCCAGGCTCCAGCAATCGCCGGCGGGACTCGAAATACTGCACACACATCCCGTCGCACCTCCGCCAGGATCTCGGCCAGTGCCAGATCCTTGGTGGGATACCCGATGATGTTCGGCTTCATCCCGTGGGTAGTGAAACCGGCTCGATGTTGATTCTCTTTCTTTCCGAAGGCCCGTTTCCATGCGGCCACGATCTTATCCAAGGTGGATTCATCAATGGATTGATCGGATGAGAACACGATCGGGGGAATGGCATAGTTCTTGAAGAAGGCGGCTGTATATTCCGCGGCGTTCACGCCGGCGTTCACGGCCGCCATCGCAACCGAGAGCTTTGAGAGTCCCCCCAGATCATTGAAGGGATCATATTCCCGAAAGTACATCACATCTTCCCGCGGGAACGTCCGATCAGCCGAAGCCCGGCCAGGGAGCCTTTGAGTGAATCCCTTGATCCCCTCACTGTCCGCTTCCAGCTTGATGGTCGAGGGATTGAGCCGCATCAGACCCTTGATCCTTTGAGTAGCCTGCCCTCGGGCCTTCAGCCAGTAAGCGACCCCGAAGATGTCCAAATCCGATTCGGTCGCCCGCATCAGATCATTCCCGTTCATCTCGGGATTGACTTCCTTCAAAGTTTGTACTGCAGGGTGTGTCGCTTGAAGCGGACTATCCTCATCGGTCTCAGGCACGATCTCCCATTCAACCCCTGCAATGGCATCGGCCCGGATGGTGATGCAGGCATAGGCCCATACCGAGGCCTTATAGGCTTTGATGAGATCGGTCGATGAGACCCCCTCGCTCCGCTCCCAAACCTTATCAGCCTGCCAGCCCGGAAGGGTGACGATGGCCTTGAAATCCTGCCCGTTGATCTTCCCGAGATTGATTATGCCCATCGGAAGCTCGGCTCTCCACCGAGCATGAGTTCGGTCAAGACCCACACCATCGCATCGACCCGGTTGGGAGACCAGTCTGATTCGCCGGGTACCCAGTTGCACATTTCGTCTTCCAGCTCGGCCTGCTCACCCACATGATGAATGCGGCCTTTCTCGTAGAGTGCTGCAATCGGTTCAGCGCGAACCATCTTGCCTCTCGAGGCTCGCACGGAAGTATAGGCTACACCCGAACCCTCGGATACATTGCGGATGACGTTTTCCACCATGTCTCCGCCGTGGTTCACTTCCCCAATGATACGGTCAGCCTTGTTCTTGTGATAGGCCGAGACGACCGCGCTTCCCCATACAGCCGGCTTGACCCCCGGAGCGGGCGTCGCATCCTCCAGAATGTAGGCATGATACTCATCCCCTATCTTCGCTTTCCCAGCCACGATGATGCCTGTCTGCCCGGTCGAGGATTGAGGATCTACGCCTACCGCGATTCGAATGAGCTCAGGATGCTTATTCACCCGGTCAATGAGATCGCGGTTCCATAATGCCCGTGGATCATCATCGACTTCGGCCGCCAGGATCTCGGCCTTGTACGCCAGCTCGGTCATGTCGGTTGAGATCTCAGCCAGAGCCTCCCGGCTGAGGTAGGGATTCTCCAGGCTGGAGAACAAGAACGATTCCCATCTCCCGGTCGTGTCTTCAGAAGCCCGCTTGTAGAGTTCCTTGGAATGATTCTTGCCCCGCTTCTGGGTGAAGATAAAGACCGCATCGCCGTCATTGTCCAGGAGCATCGGAGCTCCAACCTCGTTCCAAGTGTCCTCGCTCATCAATTGGAACTCATCGAGAATCAGTAGATCCGCATAGTCCCCCCGGAGGGTATCCGCATTCCAGGCTGTCTTTCCTCGAATGCGTTGCTCGGTGCCTTCTAGCTCAATGGTGTGCTTGGTCTCGTTCTTGTTATAGACCCCATGATCGATCGGTTCCTGCAGGGCGATTTTGCATTCATGCCAGAAGCGATCGACCTGATCCTGGGTAGGTGTAGCGTAAAGAATGCGCCTCCCTTCGAGGAAGGCGCGGATGGCAAGAACAGCGACCCCGGTGGTCTTTCCGCTCCGGCGGCCAGCACGAATAACCTTACGCTTGGCAGAGGAATCAATGAATTGGAGTTGCCGGTCGTGCGGGCGCCTCAGCGTTACGGTGAGGTCGAGGGGTGTTTTCGTATTGGACGCGGACAATCACTTCTCCCTGTGTACTCGTTTCAACATGCTGTGTCCGATGGCCCATTTCCGCTGCAATATCATCCAATAATCCTCGATATTGATTGAGTGCCTTAGCTGATAATGCACCGGGGATTGTCAGCAACGAGAACATCTGCTCTGCCAATTGGTTCAGGTCAGCAATACGCTTCCAGTATAGTGCATACCCTGACTCCATAGCGGTTTCCTTCAGCCGATCAAGGTGCGCTTTGGCAACCTCGGCGTCTTTGTCTTTGACACGCTGCTGCCAACCATGATGAACTGACCACTGAGCTATGGTGCGGATATGTCTTGTTGGGGGTTTTGCAGTACCTTCGCGATATATCTGATGAAGAGCACGATGGGAGCGCGAAGGACCTAGCGCGTAGTAATCATCAAAGGCCTTTGCGGCCTTGGGGCTTTCCTGCATGATTTCATATTAGCATAGAAATCCCAGCAATCCTATAATCTGTTCTTTCGTCAAATCAAACCATTCCCCATTCATGCGATGGGCGGCAAAATACTTATGTCAGATTCATAGAATCGTTGGACGATTTGTTTGTAGTCAATCATACCGCGCCCTCGCTAACTCAATCTCTTTCCCAGCCGTCCCATCCGCATTGAATCTCGCTTCGGCCTGATCGGGCCTACGGAGATAGATGCCAAGGACTTCCCGCACATGATAGAAGGTCTGGTCGTAGGCCGCGAGTCGCAACCAGAATTCGTAGTCTCCTACGCTCTTGAACGTTCCATCGAATAGGCCGTACTTATCATGTAAGGACTTCCTCCACATCGGTTGAGGGCCGAGGAAGCAGTGTTTCATCAGCTCGGATAGTCCACCCTCAGCCCAGCGGAAGTAGCCAATGCGCCAGGCGTATTCAAACCCTCCCGCGAGGTCGGCAACGATGTCCACGTCTCCATAAGCCACGGCCACATCGGGATGGCGATCCAGAATGCCGGCGAGCCTCTCTATTCCATATCGAGCCAACCGATCATCGGCATTGGCGCTCGTCAGATACTCGCCTTGAGCAGCAGCCGCCCCGATGTTCCAGGCCTCGTAGATGGTGAGATTGGGTTCTGCATCAATCAGAAGATCGCCAGCCAAGGGATTGAGCAATCGATCCGCGATGTCGTATTCCTTGGAGCGGGTGGGAGCGATGACGATAATCTGGGGCCGCAGGTTCTGATGGATGAGATTCGCAATCCGGCCTTCAAGATAGGACTCGCAGAAGTAGGCGCTGACAATGGCGGAAACTTTCATCGACGGGCAAACAGTGTC